GAAATTTAACATAATGCAATATGTTTCCAACAATGCTTTCTTTGGTATGATCTTCCACGATGTTATCTAAGGTATCCCCCTTTTCTAATAACTTAGTCACAGTTCTAGCGTGTGATCTTACCTCTTGATCTAAACGACCATCATAAGGTTTAATATAAATTCTTATATATTCTGGTGATAATCCTGTATCAGTAATATCAAAACCTAATATACAAAATGCTCTCCATTCATCTATCACAAACTTTTGTGTAAATGACATCATTCTATTTTTATCCATTCTTTAACCTTTCGATCTCTAATTGACAATAATGAATGATCTTTTCCAAGTCTTGTATTCCGTTCTTTTGCGGATAGCGTACTATGTATTTTATAACTACGCCTTGTAAGTAGTTTAAATTATTCTCTTGGATAAATTCATAAGGTTGTATCTTATGATCTTTATAATGTGTTCCACCGACTTGTTTCTTAAATGCACTCATCAAGGAACGACTTTATTCCATCTTCCACCTTTATTCAAGACCATTGGTAGTAGATAAGGCAATCCCTCAATAATAATTCCTGTACCAATTATAGGTCTATCTTTAAATAACTTATTGTATTCGTAAGCAAGACTGTCTTTATCAATCAAACAACCAACTTGAAGTCCCCAATGTAAAGCGGTTGGATTTCCCCAATACTGAATATTAAACTTTGTGTGATAATGTCCTTGCACTACATTCATTCCGTACTGCTGACCAAGTTTAAGAATGTTAGCTGTCTTTCCGTGACAGAAATAAATATCCTGTCCGTTACTTGCTTTGATTACTATATCTTCGTGCCACTTCCAGCCTTTACCTACTTCTAAAAACTCATTGTAATCTTTTATGAAGGCTTTAGGCAATCCGTGTGCTAATGCTTTCCTAAATATTAAACTTCCGTGATTAGAATGAACTAAATCCATTTTAGGAAATAAATCCTCTAATTCGTGTATAACATCTATTGCTTTTTTTAATTCATCACCAGCACTAGCAAGATCACAATTTGGGGTGTGGAAACTCCAAGAATGTCCATCAATCTCATCACCAATATTTACAACACGAGTTGGTTTGTATTTCTTTTTTATGGCTCTTAGAAAAGCCATCATATCTTGGTGGTGGTGAGGAGCGTGCTGGTCTGATATTACGAGAATACACTTCTCCATATATATCCCTCTATTAAATAACTAATAAATCTACAAATGATTTAACTGTCTCTGCGAATACGATTGTGAACATAAAACACAATATGCCGACTACTTTCCAAATAGACGCTATGTGCTTTTCGATCTTATCAATCGAGTTTTGAATATGCGTTAGATGATTGTTCTCAATAGTTTCAATCCGAGCTTCAAGACGAATTAATGTTTCACTATTCTTCTGACTTTGACTCGGCATCAACTTCTTCCCCTTTTAAGTTGTTTATTTCTCTTAAAAGAGATTCATTATTAAGTCTTAGATTAGTAATTGCTATTTCTTTTTCATTAATAATTTTTACTAAGTCTTGTACTGTTTGTTTAAGTTGATCTTCCATTTTCGCTCCTAGCTTAATGAGTTAATATCAAAGTCATTATCAACAGTATCTACTGCTGGTGGGTTTTTGTGTACGTTATTTTTTTTATTAAACATATCGTCCCAGTGAGCTTCGTCCATTAGACCAAGTATTTCAGATTTAGAATATCCACTAGGTGCTTTAGATGGTGCGTCTATCTTTTCAGATTTACTAAATGTATGAGAAAAGTCACCGTCAGTATATTTATATTTAACTGACCATTCTGTTACATTACCATCAACATTTACTTTAGGTTTAGCTGATACCCATTCTTTAGTTACTGCCATATTATTCTCCTTTTAGAGTGTTTACTTCTTGTTGTAGAGTTGTTACTTGAGCCGACAGCTCTTGTACGGCTTTTACCAGTATAGGTAACAAAGGAGTTTCTGATATCTCCTGAGAACCATCTGGTCTATCATCCCACATTCTAAATCCGTCTTTAATTTCAGAATGAGAGTCTATTACAGCTTTTACTTCTTGTGCTATAAATCCGTGATTAGTTTTAGAATTTTTATAAACATCAGTAGAATTTTCCTTATAAGCATTAAATGTATTTGGTAAATCTCCAAGATTTTTATATTTAAAAGTACGAGGTTGTAAATCATTAATAAAAGAAAGACCAGCAGTTGAATCTTCTATATCTTTTTTATATCTTTCATCAGATACAGCTGCCCATCCAGTATTTCCGTGTGCAGTTCTAATATCATTTGAACCATATCCAATTGTAGTATAATCCGTGTTGCCTTGAACTTCAGTACCAATAGTAATAGATCTGTTTTCTCCACTACCGCCCATAGTTGTTGTATAGCCAATAGATATATTTTCTTCACCAGTGGTGTTTGTTGTACCAGCATTTGATCCTATAAATACATTTCTAATTCCAGTAGTGTTATTTGTTCCAGCATTATAGCCTACCGCAGTACAGTGGTCAGCCGAAGTCAAAGCATCTAGTGAATAGTTACCAATAGAAACATTAAATTCTCCACCAGCTACAGAGCCACTAAATGCGGCGTGTCCGATTGCCAAGTTATCATTTTCTGTATCGTAACTAAACCCAGCTTCTCCTATAATTAAATTTCTTTGTCCTGTTGTAATTGCAATTCCAGCCGCAGAACCAAGTAAAGTATTATGGCTTGCTGTTGTAATAGCTTTACCAGCTTGTCTACCAAATAAATGATTGTAACTACCTGTAGTAATACCGCTTCCAGCTTCATACCCAACCGCTACGTTGTAGTCACCAGAAGTTAAAGCATCAAGTGTGTAGTTTCCAACAGCTACATTAAATTCACCACCAGCTACAGAGCCACCTAAAGCATCAGTACCAATAGCCAAATTATGTGTTTCAGTATCAAAACCATTTCCAACATTATGACCAATCATAACTAAATTATTAGCTGTAGTTAAATTCCTTCCAGCATCATCTCCAATTAAAACATTACTGTGACCTGAATCAATATTTTTTCCAGCTTGATAACCTATGATATTATTACTTGCACCAGTCATAGTTCCAGCACCACCAGCATAAGCACCAACTAAAACATTTTGTGCAGCAGTGGTTAAAGCACCACCAGCTTCATAGCCAAGAGCAACGTTGTTGTCAGCCGAAGTCAAAGCATCTAATGAATAGTTACCTATTGCTACGTTGAATTCTCCACCATTGACTGAGCCACCAAGTGCAGATACACCGACAGCTAAATTGTGAGTTTCTGCATCAAAACTATTACCAGAATTTTGACCAATTAAAGTATTAAAACCACCAGTTGTAACAGCTTCACCAGCACCTTGACCTACTATAACATTGGCACTAGCGTCTGTTTGATTTGCTCCAGCATCTTCACCAACCATAACATTTGAATTTCCACTGGTTAAATCTTCACCTGCTCGTTTTCCAATCATTGTATTATTACCGCCTGTATTGACAGCACTTCCTGCACGATACCCTATTGCAGTATTACCATCTCCTGTGGTGATAGCGTCAAGGGCATTAAATCCATAAGCTGAATTTTCTGCGGCTGTATCATCTGTGCTTGACACATCAAATGTGTACATAGAGTTGTTTGAAGTATCTGCAAAAAATGGAATACCATTGATAGTTGTTGCAGTTAATGTTTCAACTTTATCTGATGTTGCACCAATCGTTAAAATCTCTACCCAAGCGTCATTGTCCTTGTTTCTCATATACAGCTTGTTATCGTCTAAATCAAACCACCATTGATTAGCATATGTCGTGCTTGGTGCTGAATTACCAGAATTATTAGTTGCAACTGCACCTAATGCGTTGTTCAGATCGGTTCTTGTAGCTGGGAACGTCTGATTGGCTATGTTATAATCGTGTTGTGACATTATGTTCTCCTTATAATGTTATTTGTTTTATTTGTAAAGTTATATGGCTCTGCCTTGTCCATTGGCAACGTAATCAAATGTTATATCTTGTGCCGCACCACCAGCATTAGTAAAGGTTACACTAAATCCTGTTGCTGATTTACTAGTGATAGTTGTTTGTATATTCTGTGCGGCGTTCTGTGCAAGAATAACAACACTTGGCTCTGAAAAAAATGCTTTATTAAATGTTACTGCTTTCGTACCAGCACCACTTGCTATGTTAGATCCTGTATCAGTTCTATCAGCCATAAACAATCTGACTTGTGCGTTGTTTACCTTTGGTGATTGTGAGCTTACAGCAGAAGTTAAAACAAGTTGAAACTTTGCAAATCTAAATTCATAATTACCATCTTGAAATGGTGTAAACGCTGTATAAGTTGAATTATCATCTGAAGTTGCAATAAATAATTTAGCGTCCATATTAGGTGAAGCACCAGCACTATCAAACAAACCTTGTGCTGAGTCGAATAAACCAGCGTGTCCGTCAAATGATGAAACTCGATCTAGTTGATCTACATTTAAAAAAGATGATACTCGACCTTGATATTTAGCACCTAATGAAATTTGATTAGCAAATGTATAAGTTCCTGTGCTTTCAAATCCATCTACTTCATCAAAGAAACCAACTCTATCGTCAAAATCACCGCTTACTGCGTCAAATAAGGTAACTGCGTCACCAGCGAGAATCAAAGCATTATCTTCAACAACAACTTGAGATTTAGTTCCAGCAAATGATGTTTCCTCAGTAATTGTAGTCGCTAGGTTTTGACCAGCAAATTCTGTTACAGTTCCTATAACACTTCCAGCAGTTAAACTTTCGTGTCCTAATAAATCAAATGCCTTGATAAAATAAACCCCAGCTTTAGCTGGTACTATGACCGAGTTGGCTGGTGGACTGACTTTATCAACTAAGACTATACTATTAGGATAGATGTCATCAGCATTTGGTGAATATCTAATATGATAATAAGCTAAATCTAAATCAGCAGAAGGATCCCATTTTAAAACTGCAATCTCATCTTGAAAGTCTATTGAGAAATTAGCAACATTAGCTGGTGGATCACTAAATCCAATAACGAAATGATCTCCAGCAACAAAAGCTGATTTATAACCTAATGTGTTTATTGATCGTGCTTTGACGTTATATGTAACGCCACTTTCAACTGGTATCTCTCTTTTTGCATTAGATGATATTCCAGCAGATTTATAAATTGTATCGGTACTTTTTTTATAAACAACTTCAAACTTATCTACAAAGAAATCTGAGGTTCCTCTCAATGTTACAGTCATAACAACATTCAAATTACCTTCAGTCACATTGACAGGCGTATCAGTTATAGAAACTAATACAGGAGCTTGAACAGTTTTTGGGTTTGGCAAAAATGTGACAGGGGCAGATGGTCTTTGTATCTTAGTATTATAGCTATAAGCGTCAGCAGAATATTCTAAACCTTTAACTCCTACTGTTCCATTGTTCTGTAAAGTAATACCCATACAAATATAATTTTTAGAACTAAAGCCCATTCCACTATGAGTAACTTGGAATATATCACCTATTGCCAATTCTTGGGCTTCACTTGTTGCTTGAAAAGCAATCTGTAAACCAGATCTTGATCTTTTTAAAACTAATTCAGCAAAATCTTCAGCTTGATATGGATTAGTTGTACAAGGCAAAGACATTTCAAAATGTAATTCTTCATCGTTATCATTAGAAAGCATTGTCGCATATTTGAAACTTGCACCAACATTTGTTTCATCTGAAGGTGGATAGATAGCCTCGTCTGGTTGATAATTTCTTTCTTCGTTATCAAACCGAGCTATAACCCTATTATATTTTTTCTGTTTATTTTCACCAATAACATTTATTCCGCCAATAATCATATCTTCAGTTATTGATAGAACACTTGATCCTGTGCCTTCAACTTTAAGAGTATATAAACCACCACTATATGTAAAGAAAGCTCTCATAGATGAAAGCAACTTTTTAACATTATCAATTATTTTAGTTTTGTTACCCAATGCAGTATGAGCTTCAAATAAATTTTGTGAACTTGCTCCTGTGAATGGTGTAACAGAAGTATTACAAACACCAGCGGCAGTCGTAAAAGCAGAAGTATCTATATCACTTGCAGATAAACCTTTACCATATCGAGTAGAAGTTAAATAATCATATAAGCATAAAGCTGGATTAGCAGAATAGGCATAAGTTGATCCTGTTAAATCAGTTAAGACTTGTTTACCTTTGATAACAAAATTGATCTTAGGTATTCCATTAAATGCGTCAGCGTTATATTTAAAACGAAACATAGCGTGACAAATGCCTTTGCCTAAATGAGAAGATGTCCAACCCAAAGCACTAGCACCATCTGCACCAGCAAAAAAATTGTTATAATCTGTTCCACTATCTGTACCATTAAACCAAACAAACTCTGTTGGAAAAATATCTGTATCAACTTCATCTATAACTTCAACCGCCTTATACATTGGGTGATCTGTTTCAATGCTCAAGTTGGTAGAATTACTTGGTGCAGTTGTTGGTGTTGGTGAAGTTAAGTTTGAAGAACTTCTAATAACAGAAGAAGTACCATAAGTTGAATCTGATCCTGTATAAGTTGCGTATAATTGATCGTCTAAATATAACTCAGTAAACTTTGCAACTTGACCCTCACATAGAGCCATAACAACATATAAAAATTGATTATCTGAAGTAGTTGCTAACCAAACAATATTACCGCCAATTCTACGAGTACCATATATAACAGGCAGTGAATCATTACTGTTTCGTTTATTAACCAACAATCCATCACCTTGAAGCATAGCCTCAAAGTCTGGCATATCTGGTATATCTGGGATCATCCACCCAAATAAGAAGTCACCAATATCTTCAATAATATCTACAATGGGATCAATAATATCTTCTATGACATCTACAATATCGTCAATTATACCACCCATTTATACTCCTATTCCGTATTGGCTACCGAGTTTTCTAAATCCTAATCTTTCAAATAACATATCTTTTCTTTCCATATCTTTAGCGTCACTTGTAGCCAATATTAATGGCACTAAATTCTTCTCAGCTATATTGTTAAATTGTTTAATAAGTTTACTTGCGTTATCAAATGTGCGGTGATCTTCTTTTACAAAGAAAAAAGTATTAATTAACATTTTACTTTCCGACCACCACCATCTTGTAATACTGCCACCAATAGTACCGATGATCTTTTTATCGTGTATTAATAATAAAACTAATCCTTGATCTATTAATCCTTTTAAATATCTAGCACCTAATTGTTTGTTGTATGGTGGATAGATTGTATTAGCCTCATCTGGCATAAGAATTAATAAATTAATTAATTCTGGTATATGGTTTTGATTCGCTTTAATTACAGTATAACTACTGTTTGTCATTCACTTTACCCCATTCAATATCTACCATCATTGAATCAGAAAATTCAAAAAACCGATCACCAGCAAATATTTGTTGTTGTGAACTGTCATTCGTTCTTCTGCCTTTTTTCATTTCAAAGTTTGCCCAATGATTGGCAACATTAATAGATATTCGACTTGAGGTTGTCGTTTCGTTTATGTTATATCCAGAAATATAACCTAAGAATATTGTGTAAGGATTATCAACTAATGATCCTGTATCAGTTAAATATGCTCTAATGATCTTAACTGGTCTATGTATGTGTTCATTACTTAATAACAGGCTAATAAAAGTTTGACTTGCACCTTCTAATACAAATTGAACATTACTTGTTGCAATTTGACTTGATTCAGTAATTGTAGGTATCTGTAAAATATCAGCACCAGCAGTATATGTATTGCTATCAAATGTAATATCATAATACGCTGTCGTTCTATAATAAATTGTACTACCAATAGTAAACTGAATTAAATGTATTTGATCTAAATGATCTGTTGCTAATTCTGTTTTAAGGGTAGCGTGTAAACCTCTTGACATTATAGAACCTCAATAAAATCTAATTCGTATCGAAATAAAGCGTCTTGTCCTATTTGAAATTCCTGAACATCATTTTTCAATGCAACTGTGAATGGAACACTATCATAAGTCACCGCTGAATTAGTAGTTAATGCAGTTGTTAATGGTGGCTCTATCGTTACACTTGCCGCATTACTTGATGATGTTACATCAGATACCACCATATAAACTTTATCGTGTGAAGCAAACTTAATAAAATCACCTGCTTTTAATCTTTCTGCTCCATTACCAGCAAAGCCATCTATGTTAATAGCTGTATCTCCTACATTATGTGTTCCGTTAACTAAAAGACTACCTGTTTCTGTACCCAATGCGTCATCAATAATTGGTGGCGTATATGTAAATGATTCTTTACGCCCTCTTTGTGCTGTTATAAACGCAAATATAGGAGCAAAACTCGATCTTGTCATTGGTGGAAATGAAACTGTCATTGACCATCTTTGATTTTGTAATTGTCTAGCTTGTCTGCGTCCATTAATAGCAGTAGAAACGATTGTCGTTTGATTACTTGTAATATTAATCCCATTTGATATTGGACTTGTTGGAAATGCACCACTCATACTAGAGCCGCCTGTCCTTTATTATTCAAAGCAGTATTAATCATATTTACTATTTGTCCTCGTCTTGTATCTAGTAAAGCACCAAATGATTGTGCGTCAACTGTTGTGATATTAAAATTAACTGTGTTTCCACCACTCGGTAATTGATGATTAGGTGTAACTGTACCAGCGGTTGCTGGTGTAAATAATTCTGGACCTCGTTCTCCAACTAAGAATGGAGTTCCTTGTTGTCTTGATCCACCAAACATAGCTGGTGGTTGTTGTGATCTAATGTTTGCAACTTGAGCCAATCCTGTTGCAACTGTTAAAGCGGCAACTGCAAAGCTAAATGGTGGTGGTAAAGTTGCTAATGCTTTTGTAGCACCAGCATAAGTGTTCATAATTGCTTCAGCAATTTGCACTCCTTGTTGTAATCTAAACATCTTTTTAGATCTTTTAGCACCTTCAGCCGCAAATTTCTTTAGTGCCTCTCCTGTTTCAGCTAATCCTTCTTTTCTTGATTTTACACCTTCTTTTTCTACTTTATGTGCTTCTCTTGAAGAGGCTTTTTGATCTTCAAACCCTTGTACTACTTTTTGTTGTGCAAATGTTAAACCTTCAATACTAGAAGTAGTATTATTAGTTGCTTCACTAACGGAATTTGTCGCTTCTGCTATTTTATTTAAACTTTCTGCATATTCTCCACTTTGTCTAATGCTAGTTATTAAACTTTCTTGATTTAATGCTTGAGCTTCATTTAATCTAGCAATTCTCATAATTGCGTCATCATAATCAACTGAACTCATCACTCGATTATATTCTTCCGTCATTTCTATTAGTTCTTTTTGTTTTCTATTAAAAGAATCAAGAACTAATACACCACCAGCAATTATTTTAAAGAAACCACCAGCTACTAATAAAACAGCACCTAATGCCGCTTCAAACTCAGCAAAATTATCTTTGACTGTTTTAACTGCACCAGCAAGAGTGACTAAGGATCCAGCTAATACAACGCCAATATCTTTTCCAAAATCTTCAATTTCTGCTTCATTCACAGCTAAGAATTCATTTAAATCACCAAATTGTGATTTTAATTCTGCAAAAAATGATTTATTTATTGCTAATTGAAAATTAAGAAACTTATCATTAATCATTGATAAAGTTCCTTCAAGAGTAGTTGCTAATTCTTCTGTTGTTTTAGCAAACTCTCCATTACCAGCAAAAACTCTCGCAAATGCCTCTCTTGTTTCTTCTACTGATACTTTTACACCAGCAGAGAAACCGAGCATATCTCTAACACCTTTTTCTCTAAAGATGTCAGCACTAGCAATACCACCAGCAAATGCCCTTTGAATTTGACTAGCAGTGGTTTGAAAATCTAATCCTGTTGCACCAGCAACATTACCTGTGATTTCTAATATTTTATTTAATTCTTTTGCGTCTTTTGCTACAACTGCAAGATTACCAGAAGCCGCTGCAATATCACCTAAACTAAATGGAACTTTAGCCGCAAAATCTGATAAAGTATCAAAAGCCTTTGCACCTTCCTCAGCACTACCAAATAAAAGTTTAAATCTAATTTGTAAACTTTCCATTTCCTTGCCAACATTGACAAGTCCAGTTATAGCTCTTCCAGCACCAATAGTGGCTATTGCGGCACTTGCCGCTAAAGCAAACTTCTTTAAACCACCTAATCCTTTTTTAGATGATTCAATAGCTCGTTTGGTTTTATCTCTTGCTACTATATCTATTTTTACTTGTTTAGCCATTTATCTCCGTGACCTTGCTTTAGCTTTCGCCATATTAATTTGCTGTTGTTCTTTTTTGTTCTTATCTTCTAAGAACACAATCCAAGTCATAAATTCTTCAACAGAGAATTTTTTAACTTGATAAATAGGTATTTTTAAATAGTCAGCTAATTGAACTATCGCTGAAAAATCGTAATCGTTATCTATTTTTTTTTAATGTCTTTTTTTGTAGGTGTTTGCATTAACCAAGTAGCCGCTTCAGACAATACATCTGGATCAGCTTTCTTCATTAATGTCATTTTATTTTCAAGAGTGAATAAATTCTTACCTTGTTCATCTAAGGCAAGTTCAATCAATGCGTATGCCAGACCTTCGATTGGATCAAGTTCCATCTTTTTAAATAATCTACCTTTCTTTTCAAGATTGATAGGCTCTTTATAAAAAGTTAAATCCCATTGTTCAAAGTATT